CCCCGCCAGGCCTGACCCTGGTGGCGGGTGTGATGACTGGCGGGCTTGGCGCGCCGGACATGGCTGCCGCGCTGGCAGCGCTGGGCGATGAACCGTTCGAATTCATCTGCCAGCCCTGGAGCGATACGGCCACGCTCGACGCCTGGAAGACCACCATGGACGACACGGCCGGGCGCTGGTCCTGGGCCAAGCAGCTCTATGGTCATGTATACAGCGCCAAGCGCGGCAGCGTCGGCGAACTGGTGGCCGCCGGCCGGGCCCGCAACGATCAGCACATGACGTTGCACGGCTTCGAACGCGGGTTGCCGCAGCCGGTGTGGGAAGTGGCGGCGCAGTACGCGGCGCGAACGGCGGTGTTCATCAGTGCCGACCCTGGCCGGCCGACGCAGACCGGCGCCCTGTCGGGGATCGATCCAGCCCCGGCCAGCGAGCGTTTTACCCTGACCGAGCGTCAATCGCTGCTGAGCTACGGCATTGCTACCGCGTGCTACGAGGGCGGCTCGTATCGCATCCAGCGCGCCGTGACGACTTACCAGCGCAACGCTTACGGCCAGGCCGATACGTCCTACCTGGACAGTGAGCCGCTGCACCAGTCGGCGCATGTGATTCGCAACCTGCAGGGCCGTATCACCAGCAAGTATGGGCGTCACAAGCTGGCCAACGATGGGACAGAGTTCGGCGCCGGCCAGGCCATCGTCACGCCGTTAGTGATCCGTGGCGAGCTGGTGGCGGCCTATGGCGAGCTGGAGCGTGCCGGCCTGGTTGAGAACAAGGAGCTGTTCAAGCAACACCTGATCGTTGAGCGCGACGCGAAAGATCCCAATCGGATCGGGGTGTTGTTCCCACCGGATCTGGTCAACCAGCTGCGCGTCCTGGCTCTGTCGTATCAGTTCCGGCTGCAGTATCCAGACGCCGCTTAAACCCTACCGATTCACCCCGGCCCGCCCTGTGCGGGCCTTTTTGTGGAGCCCCTTTTATGGGTCAGAAAGTTGCAGGCACCTGTTACATCAAGGTCGATGGTGAACAGCTGACGATCACGGGCGGCGTTGAGGCGCCGCTGTCGAAGTACAAGCGAGAAACCATCGTCAAAGGTTTTTACAAGGAGGAAGACCTAACACCCTCACTCAAAGTTGACGCGGTGAAGACCCCGCGCTTTCCCATGGCCAAGCTTGAAAACGGCACGAACATGACCGTCACGGCCGAATTCAAGGACGGTAGTAGCTACGTCCTGTCTGGGGCCTATTTGGTCGATGAAGTAAAGGTCAGCGGGGATGACGGCAAGGTCTCCCTGAATTTCGAAGGTATCGCGGGGGACTGGCAGTAATGAGCAAGGTAACTATTGAACTGAGTACACCGATTCAAGCCCACGGTGAAACCCTGAACGCCCTGGAGCTACGCCGCCCCACGGTGCAGGACTGCCGCGATATCAAGGCGCTGCCGTACAAGATCGACAAAGACGAGTCAGTTTCCCTGGATCTGGACATTGCCAGCAAGTACATCGCTGTCTGTGCCGGCATTCCCCCTGGCTCTGTTAGTCAGCTGGATCTGCACGACTTTAACGGCATTGCCTGGGCGGTTGCGGGTTTTTTCATGGCTGCCGCTTCGCCGAAATCGGAGAGCTGACCGAGTTGGCCTATGACCTGGCCTGGTACTGGAAAACCAGCCCGGAACAGGTCAAGGCCTGGCCCCTGGACGTGCTGTTCGAAAGTGAAGAACACGCACACCGGATACAGCGGCAGACCGCATCAGGGGGTGAATGATGGCGGACAGATTCCAGCTCAAGGCGTTGATTACCGGCGTCGATAAGCTCTCGCCGGTACTGACCGGGATTCGCAAGAACGCGGCCAATCTGCGCAAGCAGTTGAACAGCTCGGGCCTTGGGAAAATCACGTTCGGCGATGCGATCCAGGGCGGGGCCATCGCGGCCCCGTTCGTGATGGGCGTGCGTGCGGCGATTCAGTTTGAAAGCGCCATGGCGGACGTTAAGAAGGTCGTTGACTTCAAGACGCCCGAGCAGTTCCAGGCGATGAGCGCGGACGTTCTGAACCTTTCCGAAAAGCTGCCCATGGCGGCGGACGGAATCGCCAAGATCGTCGCGGCCGGCGGGCAATCAGGTATCGAGCGAACAGACCTGATGCGGTTCGCCGAGGACGCGGTAAAAATGGGCGTGGCCTTCGATCAGACGGCCGAGCAGTCCGGCGAGATGATGGCCAAGTGGCGCACAGCGTTTCACATGAGCCAAACCGAAGTGGTGACCCTGGCCGACAAGATCAACTATCTCGCGAACAACGGCGCGGCCAGTACCGCGCAAATCTCGGCCATCGTGACAGCCATCGGCCCGCTGGGCGAGGTGGCCGGGGTCAACGCTGGCCAGCTCGCGGCGATGGGTTCGGCCCTGGCCGGGGTGGGGATCGCCCAGGACGTGGCGGCCACCGGTATCAAAAACTTTATGCTCACGTTGAGCGCCGGCACGGCGGCTACCAAGTCGCAGAAAGCGGCATTCAAGGCGCTGCGCCTGGATGCCGGTGCAATCTCCAAGGGCATGCAGACGGACAGCGAGGGCACGATTAACCGCGTCCTGATGACCCTGGCCAAGGTCGAGAAAAGCAAGCAGGCGGCGGTCCTGACAAACCTGTTCGGCAAGGAGTCGGTAGGGGCCATCGCGCCGCTGTTGACGAACCTGGACACGCTGCAGAAGAACTTTAAAAACGTCGGTGAGGGCGGAGAGTTCGACGGCTCAATGCTCGCTGAATACACGGCCCGCGCCGCGACTACGGAAAACTCCCTGCAGCTACTGCAGAACCGCGTAACCCGCCTGGGCATCACGGTTGGCAACGCACTGTTGCCGCCGCTCAATGACTTTGTTGCCGTGGTCGGGCCGATTGTCAGCAAAGTGGCCGAGTTCGCCGGAGCCAATCCGATGCTGATCAAGGGCATTCTTGGCGCGGCCGTGGGGTTCACAGCGCTGCGCCTGGCCGCTGCCGGCGCTACTGCAGTGCTGACGATTATGAACGGCGTGGCGATGATGAGTCCGATAGGCCTGATCGTGCGCGGGATCGCGATTGCGGCCGGTGTCCTGATAGCGAACTGGTCAACGGTGGGCCCGTACTTCGAAAAGCTGTGGGAGCAAATCAAGGGTCCAGCCATTGTGCTGTGGGGCTGGTTCAAGCAAGCGTTTCGGTGGACGCCGCTCGGCCTGATCGCGGCGAACTGGGGGCAGCTAATCCCGTTTTGCGTGCGACTGTGGGAGCAGGTCAAGGCGCCGGCCATGGCGGCCTGGGAGTTCCTGAAAGCCGGCCTGAGCTGGACCCCCATCGGGATGGTGATTCAGAACTGGGGGCCCCTGGTCGAGTTCTTTAGCGCGCTGTGGGAGCTGATCAAGGCGTTTTCCGGGCCGATCATCGACTACATGAAACACATGTTCGACTGGACCCCGCTCGGCCTGATCGTCAAGCACTGGACGCCGATCACTCAGTTTTTCCAAGACCTGTGGAGCGACCTCAAGCCAATCATTGAACCGATGATGAATTTCCTTGGGGTCAGCTCGGACGGTGACGGGGTGATCAGCGCAGCGTCGTCGAAGATCCGCAGCTGGGCCGAGCAGCAGAACGCCCGCAACGGCGAAGGGCTGCCGGCGCCGGGGCAACTGGTCAAGCCGATTGCTGCAGCGCCTGAGCTGCTGCCGCAGGCGGCGCAGGTGGCCAGCCTGCTACGCGCTCCAGCGAACGACAGCGGGCCCCTGGTGCAGCCGGGGCCGCTGCAGGTGGTGGCAGCGGCAAAGACCCTGCCGGGGCCGCTGCCGTCGCCTGCAGGTGCCAAGGCGCTGCTGCCGGAGGCCGAAGGCCGGCCGCCGGTTTCGGCCAGGACCGGGGCAGCCTCGGGCAGCCTGCCTGCCGAACGTGGGTCGCTGATTCAGAAAACGGCCGCGTCACAGCGTACCGAGCTAACCGGTGCCATGGTCGTGCGCTTTGAAAACGCACCTGCAGGCATGCGGGCGGACCCTGCACAAACCAATCAACCCGGGCTGAGTGTCAGTCCGCAAGTTGGGTACCGATCACTAGGGGGCAGGAATGGCTGATAAGCCGGAAAAGCCGGAAAAGCCGGATACCTGGCGGGAACAGTTGCACCCGGCGAGCTTTCGCGGGGTGCCGTTCTACGTTGATAGCGACGCAACGCCGGTCGGTCGCCGGACCCAGTTGCACGAATACCCCCAGCGGGACCGGCCGCTGGTGGAAGACATGGGCGCCAAGACCCGCGAAATAAAGCTCGATGCGTTCGTGATTGGGGATGACTGCCTGTTTCAACGGGACAACCTGCTACATGCGCTAGATACGCCCGGCTCCGGCGAGCTGGTACACCCCTGGTTCGGCCGTCTGCAGGTGACAGCCAGCGAAGGCTGCGAGGTGTCGCACGAGCGCCGGGCCGGTGGCCTGGTGCGCTTCGCCCTGGTGTTCGTCGAAGCTGGGGAGAAGGGCTACCCGGTCGGTGTCAAGCGTCAATCGGTCCAGGTGGAGGAAGATTCCGAAAGCCTGCTTGAATCGGCTATTGCTCGCTACAAGCAAGCGATGGCCGTGGTAGACCGGGCGCGGATGGCTATTACCGTGCTGCAGAACGGCATAGCCGGGATACAGCAGGTGATCCAGCAGGAGTTCGGGCAGCTGCTGGGCATTGTCAGCTCAGTTGAAGCTCTGGCAGACATGCTGATCAATGCCCCTGGCAACTTCGCGGCGATGATCCGCGCACAGTTCGCCGGGGTCGGCGGCCGCTCGCGGTCCTCGGGCTACCGCTGGGAGCCTTCCAGTGGCGCGCACAGCGCGGCAGCGGTCGAGGCTGATCCTGAGTTCGCCCGGACCGTTGCGCGCCTGGCAGGCACCGAACAGGACGTTCCAAGCCTGGTTGAAGCCTCGCGGGACATTGCGGCGAAAACTGAGCTGGCCCAGGGGCTGAGCGAGGAAATCAAGCGCGACGCCGAGGCCGTCACGCCGGCCGGTGGCCAGGCGACAGCGGCGACGGTGCTGGCGGCGCGTGAGCTGATGCGTGACGCCCTGATCGTTCATGCGGCGCGCTCGGCGGCTTCGATGCCGATCGTGCCGGCGCCGGCCCCGTTGCCCGGCGTGCCGGTGGTCGAGCAGCAGGTATCGGCGCCGATCACTCGGCCCGAGGTGCCGGCGGCGTCGGACGTGATCGAGCTGCGCGACGCATTAAATGATGCGCTGTGGTCGGCCGCCCTGGTCGCCCCGCATGAGCATTTCCAGGCGCTGGAAGCGCTGCGCAAGAGCGCGAAAGCGCATCTGTCAGAAGTCGCGGCCGCCGGGGTGCGCCTGATGGTTGTCGAGCGCAAGGAAAGCTTGCCGGCGGTCGTGCTGGCTTATCAGTGTTTCGGCGACGCCTCCCGCGCCGAGGAAATCGTTACGCGTAACAAAGTCTCGCACCCCGGGTTCTTGCCGGCGGGTGCGCTGTACGTCGCCCAGGAGTAACCCCCATGCACGAACAAAACGCTGTCACGCTGAGCGTGAACGGCCTGGAGTATCGCGGCTGGAAGAAAGTCAGCATCAGCGCCGGCATCGAGCGCTTGAGTCGAGACTTCAAGCTTGACGTGACCTGGCGCTGGCCTGGCCAGGTCGAGGAAATCCCGATTCGCCAGGGCGATTTTTGCCAGGTGCGTATAGGCGGTGACCTGGTGCTGTCCGGTTGGATCTTCGGCACACCGGTTAGCTACGACAGCAAGTCGGTCACGCGCTCGATTCAAGGCCGATCCGTGACCGCGGATCTGGTCGATTGCTCGGCAATCAACAAGCCCGGCCAGTGGAAGGGGCAGAGCATCCAGCAGATTGTGCAGGCCCTGGCCGAACCCTACGGCGTGCAAGTGCGGAGCCAGGCCGCCGAAACCACCAAGCTTGCTGAACACAGCATCGAGCCCGGGGAATCGGTGTTTGAGTCAATCGACCGGCTGTTGACCCTTTCGCGCCTGCTGGCCACGGACGACAGCCAGGGCCGAGTAGTGATCATTCGCCCGGGCAGCGCCGGCAGGGCGGTGGACAGCCTGCAGCTGGGTGAAAACATCCTGACCGGTTCTGCGGATCTGGACTTTTCCGGTGTGTTTTCTGAATACGTTGTCACCGGCCAGCGCGCCGGCAATGACAAGGAGTACGGCGCCAAGGCGTCGGAAATCAAGGCGTCGGCGGCTGACCCTCGGGCAGCGCGCAAGCGCGTCTTGCAGATTCACGAAAGCGGCCAGATGACCCCGGAGCTTGCCAGCGCCAGGGCGAATTGGGAGCGCGGCAGTCGCATGGGCAAGGCGCTAACCCTGCACTACAAAATCCAGGGATGGCGGCAGTCCAATGGCGCGCTGTGGCTGCCGAACATGATTGTTCGGGTAGTCGATCCGCTGATTGGCATTGACCGTGACCTGCTGATCAGTGAAGTCGAGTACAGCCTCGACGAGTCCGGGACCGTCGCGAATCTCACGGTGGCGCCGCCGGACGCTTTCGAGCCGGAGCCGAAAGACCCGCACAAGAGCCGCAAGCTCAAGAAGGGCGGCAAGGCGGACAACTTCGAATATCTCATTCCTGCCGACTGGAAGCCCGAATCATGAGACCAGCACGCAACAACGTGGCCCGGGGGGAGGTCGCCCTGGTGAGCCCTGCCGGCAAGCTGCAGGCGCTGCAAATGCGCCTGACTGCCGACGAGATCCGCGACGGCCTGGAACACTTCGAACCCTACGGCGTCACGTCCAACCCGCACCCCGGCGCGGAGGGGATCGCGCTGTTTCTGGGCGACGGCCGCTCGCATGGCGTGGTGCTGAACGTCGCGGACCGGCGCTTTCGCTTGCAGGGACTCCAGTCCGGAGAGGTGGCCTTGTACACCGACGAAGGCGACGTGCTGCACTTCAAGCGCGGCCGGGTGATCGAGATTGAAACCGTAACGCTCAAGGTCAAGGCCTCGGGCGGCGTGGAGTTCGATACGCCGGAGATTCGCACCACCGGAAAGATCGTATCGGCCGGCGATCAGGTGGCCGCCGGCATTAGCCAGGTGCAGCACGCACACACTGGGGTTATGCCCGGTAGCGGCCAGTCCGGCCCGCCTGTAGGGGGTGGCAAATGATCCTGCAAGACGACGCCACCGACGGCGCGTGGCAGCGCGCCGCCGTTATCAGCCTGCTGACCTGGCGCCGCGCCGGCCCTGACGACCGGATCGACGATCCGGAGCGCTTCGGGTGGTGGGGCGACAGCTTCCCCAGTCTTGCCAATGACCGCATCGGCTCGCGGCTGTGGCAGCTGCGCCGCGCAAAGCTGACCGCCGAAACCGCGCAGACGGCCGAGGCGTTCGCCCGCGAGGCCCTGGCTTGGATGCTTGAGGACGGACGGGTCACGGCCGTTGCGGTCACGACCACTCGCGGAGTGGATCGGCTGGAGCTGCAGGTGCTGCTAACACTGCGCGACGGCCGAACGATCGATGTTCAACTAGACAACTTATGGCAGGTGATCAATGCCGTTTAATACCCCCAGCTTGCCGGAGCTGATCAGCCGCGAGCTGTCGAGCCTGGCCGTCTCCAGCGCCCTTGTGCGCTCCGATGCCGAGGTACTGGCAAGGGTGCTGGCCGCCGCGTCGTTCGGCCGCTACGGCCATCAGCAATACATAGCCAATCAGATTTTGCCGGACACTGCAGACGAGGAAACCTTGCTACGTATGGCCCAGGCGCGGCTCAAGCGCGGGCGTCTGCAGGCTGTCGCCGCGTCCGGCGTGGCGGCGTTCACCGGGGCCGCTTCGGCGGTCCTCGATGCCGGCACGCTGCTGCAGCGTGATGACGGCGTGCGCTTTCGCGTTACCGTAACGGCAACCCTGGCCGGTGCTGCCGGCGTGGCCAAGCTTGAAGCCTTGGAACCCGGGCCCCTGGGCAACACAAGCGCCGGGGCCGTTCTGCGCCTGGTGTCGCCCGTCCTGGGCGTCAACGAGGCGTTTACCGTGTCAGCCCCAGGGCTGCGCGGTGGTGTTGCCCAGGAGAGCGTAGAGGCGCTACGCGCTCGGGTGATTCGCTCGTATCGGGTGATCCCCCACGGCGGCAGTACCAGCGACTACGAAACCTGGGCCCTGGAGGTGCCCGGCGTGACCCGGGCCTGGGTCGTGCGGCACTACATGGGGCCTGGCACGGTCGGCCTGTTCTTCATGCGTGACAACGATCCGGACCCGATCCCCAGCGCCCAGGCCTGCGCCGAGGTGCGGGCGTATATCGAGCGCGAGCGGCCGGTTACGGCCGAGCTGTACGTACTGCCCCCGGCTGAAAAACCGGTGCAATACCAGCTCAAGGTAACGCCGGACAGCTCGGCGGTGCGCCGGGCGGTTGAGGCCGCGTTGATTGATCTGCACAACCGTGAGTCGGCGCTGGGCGCTGAACTGCTGTTGACGCATATCCGCGAGGCTATCAGCGGCGCTACGGGGGAGCGTGATCACGAATTGTTCAGCCCTACGGCGAACCTCAATGCCGCGCCCAATCAGTTGCTGACCTATGGGGGTGTGCTGTGGCGATAAGAACCGCCGAGGACTACCGCGCCCAGCTGCAGGCGCTGTTGCCCCCGGGTCCGGCCTGGGATCGAGAACTTAACCCCGGCCTGGATTCGCTGCTGCAGGTGGCGGCGGATCTGCTAGCCCGCGAGGACGCCCGGGCAGCTGATCTTCTGGCTGAGAGCAACCCCTATACGGTGCGCGAGCTGGTCCCGGACTGGGAGCGGGTTATGCACCTGCCTGACCCTTGCATGGGCGAGTCGCCGAAATTTGAGGACCGGCAACTGGCTGTACGGCGTCGGCTGATCGAGACGGGTGGGCAGACTCCGGTCTACTTCGTTGATCTGGCTGTTAGCCAAGGCTATTTGGATGCCCGCGTGATCGAGCATCGAGCGCCGCGCTTCGGCCGCGCCCGGTTTGGCCTAGCGCACTTCGGCACCTGGGGAGCGCAATTCATGTGGACTCTAGACGCGGGCTCACGCCGCCGCCTGGGTCGCCGCTTCGGCGTTGCGCACTTCGGCGAGCACTTCGGCGGCAACCCATCGGGTGCCCTGGAGTGCGCACTACGACGCAGCGCACCCGCGCACGCGGTTGAAATTATCAAGTACGGGAACTGACATGGACTATCCAAAAAGCATTCCAGGCGTGGGCCTGGTTGACGGGCATTTTGTTGACGAAAACCCAACGACTGGACAGATCGGCTCACTGATTCCAGCCGCCTGGGGCGATGCGATCACGCAAGAGGTTCTGAACGTGATCAAGGCCGCCGGCATGGTTCCGAGCGAATCGAATGTTAGTCAGTTGACGTCCGCTGTATTGACGATTGCTGCTTCGGACTTCAAGCGGTCAGCACTTGTTGCGACTACCGGTCCTGTCGCACTGAGTGGCTTACAGACAATCGATGGCGTGGCTCTGATCGCGGGGGCGCGGGTGCTGGTGAAGAACCAAGCCAACGCCGCGCAAAACTGGATCTACGTTGTGAGCGCGGGCGCCTGGACACGAGCACAGGACGCAGACGACAGCGCAGAATGCACACCTGGCCATCTGATCGGCGTGCAGGCCGGTACAGTAAATTCTTCGTCCGTGTGGCAGTTGACGAACACTGCCGCGCCCGTCTTGGGCACAACGGCGCTTAACTTCGCTCAGGTGCTGGGGAAAACGGGTGTGGTTGCCGGCGAATACCGCCGAGTGATTGTCGATGCCCTGGGGCGCGTGACTGCTGGCAGCAACCCGACGACACTTGCTGAGTACGGAATCACTAATGCTTTGCGCACGGGTACTACGGATCAAGTACCACGGCTTTATGCATGGCGGTTGCAGGAGCTGAGTGCAACACGGTCATTGAATTGAAACTGGAGCA